GACTGGGAAGTATCAACAGAAGCACTAGAAGATAACGTAGAAGGCGGCGCTCTTGAAGACCACCTAGTACGTTTGATGACAAGCGCTTTTGCTAACGACATTGAAGATCTTGCAATTAATGGTACAGGTTCAGGCAACAATGCTTTCCTTAACATTATGGAAGGTTTCGTTTCAAAGGTACAGGGCGGAGACTCACACGAGTCATTCGTAACTGTTGCTAACAACGCATGGACAACAGAGATTATGCAAAACATCATTCTCGCAATGCCACGCAAGTATCGTGCAATTAAGAACAATCTTAAGTTCTATGCAGGTACAGACGCATTCCAGGGTATCATTAAGAACAATGGTACATTGGCAGATGCAATCGCAGAAGCATTTGCTGGCAAGCCAGCAGGTACACCTGCAAACCGTCAGGCATACCTTGATGGAAACGCTCAGACATTTGGTGGAGCACGTACAACACGTGTTCTCGGTGTTGAAGTACAGGAAGTTCCTTACTACCCTGCAGGATACATTGACTTGACATTCCCGCAGAACCGTGTATGGGGATTCCAGCGTGATATCACTGTAAACCGTTTCTACCAGCCAAAGAAGGACACAATTGAGTACACAGTATTCGTCCGCTTTGGTCTTCAGTGGGAAGAGCTTGATGCAGTTGCATTCGCAACAGCAGCAAACAATTCATAATCGCTAAACGATTGACTTGGGGGACGGAGAAATCTGTCCCCTTTAGTCATTCATAAGGAGAAGTAATGTCATATCCAGGAACACCTATTGATCATTCACACAATGGTGAAGGTGCAATAGTTACATTGGGAAACCCAGGAGTTATTATTATGGGGTCTAGTGGTTTGCAAGTTAATACAATGGGAAGCATTGGAGACGCAAACCTTGGTGACACATCAGGACCAAATGCAGTTAATCCATCGGGTACGCCAAATGGAATTCGCTTACCTTCACAAAATAATTTTGGTAGAGGAAGAAGACGGCGCTAATTCTGGTATAATGACATAGGAGGAACTAATGTCTATTATTGAAGATTTGTCTAAAAAGACTGTTATGGAAATAAAGTCTTATGCAAAGAAAAATAACATTGATTTGTTTGGGGTAACAACAAAGGCTCATATGCTTGAGGTAATTGCTAGTTGGACTCCCAAAGAAGAGTCAATAGTAAAACCAAAGGTAGAAAAAGGCAAAGATCAAAAAGTAGCACTTTTTTCAGACCGCAATATATTCTGGAACGGTGTTGGAGAAGTCGTAAAAGGCTATAACATTGTAACCAAGGAGGTTTCCGAAAAGTGGCTTACCCACGATAAGGTTCGCATAGCGACACCACAAGAGGTAGCAAAACACTACGGTAAATAATTATGATCATTCTAAGACTCCCACCATACCCAATTGAGGTAAAGTACGATGTTCCAGAGCCAGATACAGACTATCTGTTTACCATTGAAAATGCTCCAAAAACCATTGAGGTTTCAGAGACACTAACTTCTGATGCTAACTCGCAAATTACATTTATTCTCACTGGAGATTTTATTACATACGATCATGATTACTCTGTTCAAATTTATGAAATTACTCAAGACGCTGAAGAGCATATTCTTGTACAAGACATTCTTAGCGTAATTAGACCATATGTTGATCCAAAGACTTTGGGCACAACAGCAACAGAAATTGCAGAAGCAACATACAACGAAAGAATTGCTAGAGCAATTGTTGATTCATTAATCAATCGTGGCTTTACATTTGAAAAGAAAATACTTGAAGTTGTTGGACAAGGCACAGACTACATTCCTGTTTGGGGCACAGTATATAAGATTAATCAAGTTTATGAAAATGGAAAACTTGTATATGACATTACAGACACAGTAGATGGACCTGCTCTGGATGGTTTTAACTATGTCGTTACAAAAGACAGAACATCAATTGTAAAAGTTCCAACAGATTCATCATATTATGAATCTAAAAATCGTGCAGAAAGAAAACCCCTCAAGTATAGAGATGCAGGCTCAGACTCATTTTATACATACGCCCCATATGAAAATTATGACAATATGTGGACAAACACAAAAAATACAGCAGTTGCATTCCCTGAAGGGTTTGACTATATAATTGACTATGATGCAGGGTACAAAGTGATTCCAAATGATGTACGTGATGCAGTAAGAATGATGATTGATGACCTTAAGTGCGGAAGAATGGATCATTACAAGTCCTACATTACTGAGTACAGCACAGATCAATTTACTCTAAAGTATGACTCATCTAAATTCTTTGGTACTGGAAATATTATGGTTGACATTATTCTTGATAAATACATAACAAATTTGCGTACTCCTGGGATGTTGTAATGTATGGAGCATCATCAAGTCCCTGCGATACAACAGATTTTTTGTATCCAATGCTTGCTGATATTTACTATGCAATAATTACACAAAATGAATATGGCAAGGCAGTAAAAGAGTGGGTTTTTGATAGAACTATTACCTGCAATGCCCAGCCAATAACAAAAAGAACACAAGAAGAAATAAGTCCAGCAGTATTTTTACAATCTGATGGAAAACTTTCAGCAAGGTCTAGAGTAGATATTAGAACTTCAAGTAAAAATGATAACACTAACTTGACGAATATATTGATCACAAATGTCAGACTCCCTGGAGATAACATTGTTTATAGAGAAACCGCTGGAATTAGAAATGGAAGAGGAACAATTTTTGAAGTTGCTACTCTTGAGCCATTTGTTGGTGGGCTACAAAGCATTGAGTATTACTACATGATGTGGCGTAGATCAGAGAATCAGACAGTTGGCGACTAATGAGAGTTTCCATAGATACAAGAGAACTTGAAAAAAAGATTAATAATATTTACCAATATTCTGTTGGATTTTTAGATGGAATTGGTAAGGGCAAAAGTTTATTTTTAAATAATTTGGGCATTGGAGTAGTTGAAGTATTAAAACAATACGTAGATGCAGAAGCAAGATCAAACCCAAAAGCCTTACATCACATATATGAGTGGTATCAGACAGGAAGTCCAAGCGCAAGACTTTATGACTTTGACTATACCGTAAGCAATCTTGGACTATCTTTTAAATCAACTTTTAGCCAATCAACAACTGTATCTAATGGATCTTCAACACCATTTTATAATAAAGCAAAAATAATGGAAGAGGGGCTTCCCGTTACAATTTCACCTAAGAAAGCAGATAAACTTGTTTTTGAAATTAATGGAGAAACAATCTTTACTGATAAAGAAATAACAGTATCAAACCCAGGTGGAGATTTTGTTCAGGGATCATTTGAAAAAATAGCAGATCAATTTTTTAATAAATACTTTAAGCAATCATTTTTAAAATCTTCAGGTATATATGACTATATCAAGAATCCAGTTATATACAAAAAGAACTTTGTTGCTGGCTCAAAGAGCGGTAAATCAAAGGGTGTAGAAACAGGTTTTAAGTGGATAGCAAACGCAAGAATTGGAGCGGCATAAAATGACAGAAAGTGTATCACTACAAACAGTATTTCCACCAGTGTTAATAAATAAATACATTCTTGCACAGTTGCAAAATTTTGATCTTTTGACGGGTATTGAGGGAATTGACCCAATATTCCCAGTACAGTCTTCAAACATTGATGACCTTTATAATGAAATATCTATAGACGGTGCCCCATTTATGATTTTTTGGGATAGGCTTATCAGGTACGGATCTGGCACTGACTACTGGAATAAACGAGAGCAACTAGTCTATACAATCCATGCCACAAGTGACATTAAGGGAATCAACATCTCAAGGGTAATTACAGAAGCCCTTGACCGTGAGGATGCCGCAGCCCAAGATGTTAATACTTGGTTAAGTCAAAATAATGCGGATATGCCTCCTCTAAATGTATTTTTTCATAATTTTAGGGTTTTTCAGATTGACGAAACCAGAGATATCTTGGAACTGGCATCAGTTAAGTTTAACTGGAAAAATAAGATTATTATTGAGTACGACTACCACACAAATACCTCCCTGTATAATTAAAAATGCTGTTATACTGGGTTTGAGGAAACACAGCGCCAA